TTGCATAGTTCCAACCTACTTCATTATATAATGAATTGTGATATGCATAAGAAATTTGATTTGCATCATAGTTAATTCCTAAATTGTCTCCATCTGTTGTAAATACAAAGTCTTCAACTAAAGAAGGTATTTGTTTCACCGTACCATCAAATGCAAAGAAACCTCCTCCAAAGCCCATCCAGAACACGGCACCTTGAGCAAATATCATAGCATGTTGTCCTAAACATCCACAGTTTGTACCCACCTGTCGAATAGAGAATGTAAATGGTGGACCTACGAATTGTATAGTGTAAGCTGCTTGATCCGTTAATACTAATATATAATCTTTACCTTGCACAGCACCAATAATTGTGTTTCCGGTATCTAATCTAAATGTACCTGCCGTATTAGTTACTTTTGGAGCCCATGTATTGATATCTTCTTGATTTGAAAATCTTATAAGCATTGGATCAAAGCTTGTAGTATCTCCAATTGTAGTCTCTGTTCCCATTGCAAATAAATGTCTATCTCTATCTGATACAATAGTCATAATAGATTTTGTAGGTGCTCCACTTACAACGGCTGCTCTTACAGTAAGGCTAGCTGCAACAGACGGATTCCAAGTAAATGTTTTTCCGTTTTTGACTGTAGCAACGAGTATCTGGCCAAAATTATCAAGCGACCAAGAACCAGGATCTAAACTAACATTAGTTACAGAAGACTCTTCACCCCAATCTTGCCAAGATGTTGCATTAGTTACGACAGCGGCTGTTAAATGTGATGCTGCAGTTGTACCATTAGCACCTCTTGTACAACCTGTAAAAGTGGTTGCAGTTTTTCCAGTATAAGTAATTAATTCAGTATCAATATCTATTCTTCCAGTAGTTGGAAATGCTGAAGCTGAAACAACTGTAATAGTTGTAACAGAATTATTGATTGCTCCATTTAATGTAGTTGTTACACTTGGAATAACTATACCACCAAATAATCCAGTTCCCCATCCATAAGCAGGTGTTTGAAATGTAGGACCAATTATTACATAAGGAGTCATTGTTATAGTTCCACCTGCAGTAACACCTGTTCCAGTTTCAGCTGTTGCCATTGTAACTGTAAAAGTATTTATTGTAGGTGTTGAAAGTACTTGAAATGTATTTGTTGTAAAACTTCCTGATGTATATCCAGTTGTAGGTGAACCTGGAGTTGATACAGCTGTAAATATTATATAGTCTCCAGCGGTTAATCCATGCGCTGTTAAATTAATTGTAACAGTTGTAGAAGATGTTGTTGATGTATAAGTTGCTCCAGTTAAAGCTGTTCCTAAAGGTGTAATATCGTAAAAAGAACCTTCATAATAAATAACTAATAATTTAGAAGATCCTAAAGCTGCATATTTTTTACCATCTAATGCTGTCCACGTATGCTGGTCTCTAACAGGACCTGCTATGGTGCTAGAAACTAATTGCTGCCAACCACCTATTTTCTGTGGTTCTCCATACCTAAATCTAACATTATCCCCATCAATCCATTGCCCTTCGGCTCCGGTTGCTGTTTGTTGTTTATTGAATCCAGGCTTAAACTGTATTTTTTGTAATGGCATAAGATATCCTTATACCACCAGATTTGTTGATTTACACTATTTTAGTGAATGGTGGTAATCCTAATAGAGGTCTCTTATCATATAAATTGGAATCTGCAAACTGTCCATTTACATGGTTATAATGTAAGAAAACTTGAGCACAAATGTTACCTTGAAACTCGTCTCTCCAATGTTCTAACTCACATCCAGAATATACTAACATATCACCCGGTTCTAGATCCACTCTTATACCTGCTGGTGCATTTGGTTTCATTATATTCTTATATTCATCAATTACATTATTACTTCCTGTTGTATCTAAATAGATAGCCCAAGGATCTCCACCTAGATTTAATGTAGTAGATATCTCACAAGATGGTCTATCTTTATGTCTCTTTAATATAGAACCTTTCTCGTACACGCGCGCGTACGAGTACGTAGGTATTAAATTAAGATTAGTTTGTTGTTTCATTATAGGCATAACTTTCATTAATAATGTTTCCATAACAAAGTCTGCATAATGAGAATATACATTTGGAACTTGCGCATCTTTCCACGTTCCGAATAATGAATTTTCAGCAATTATATTATTTGAATACATATAATTAACAGCGTCTCTCTTTAGAAGAAAATAGTTAAATATAAAATTAGCAAGATCGTATGGTATTGCTTTTTTAATTACTTGGTATTTGTTTTGATTAAACGACATAACACTTTTGCATAAAATTAAAGGATACAGATATTCTAATATCATTAGACATATTAGGATCTACACAATGATTAAGCCAAGCTGGAAACATAATTAATCTCCCCGCAACTGGTTCATAATGAACTTCTCTCCATAAACGATTGGGTTGTTCACCTGGAACTTGTCTAGGTCTAGTCATTAAAGCAATGGATCTTGGATCTTCTAATTTTAAATGTCCACAGTTTTTAGGAGTTTTAATATAATATACACCTGACCATAATGAATTAGGATGGTTATGAGTTCTATTAAATCCACCTGGAGGATTAATGTTTGCCCACATATTACCTAAAAATGGTTCTGAATCTAAATGTTCTTCTTTATAAATATCTCGTTGTGCTTGAAATAAAATATCTACTAAAGGTTTATATTCTGGATAATCAGCCATGTTTGATGTAGAATGCCAGCCGTTTACATTTGTTCTTTGAATACCTTTGTCTCTATTTGACCAAGCAATAATATCTTGTTCTAACTTTTGATTAAATGCAGGACTTCCTACATCTTGTATATAAATTGGAGTTGGAAAAAATAATTCTCTATTCATCTAAACGAAGGTCCTCCAAACCACATTACTAATGATTTTCTAATTCCTTTTGATATTGGAATAACTCTGTGTCTAATATAGCTTGCAAAGAATATTGCTTGACCTTGTTTAGGTCTAACGATTTTACCATCTGACATTAATTCAAGTCCACCACCTTCAAATTCAGATTCAGGTGATAATAAACATGTCATAGATATTTTACGTATTGGTGGTTCATTTGCACAATTAACATCAGAATCAATATGCCAATCATAAAATCCACCTGTTGGATATTCTGTATATTGAGCAGGTTCCGTCAATCTCATTCCATCAAATCCGAAATGATTACTATTTGTCTTTAACATAATGTTCTCAATTACTTTATACATCTCTTGCATCTTTGCAAAAGGTATCCAGCTAATGTGTGAAGTTCTAGTTTTAGTATCAACGGTCCCTCCTGCAGTTCCGCCAACCTGTGCAGTTTGTTGAGGTTCAGCTCTACCTGCATTTATAATTAACTGACATTGTTCTGGTGTAAATATTGGAGTTGTGGTTTCAACAATTAAAGATTTCCATTTCGGTTCTGTTAATATCATTATGCTCCTCTATTTTGAATTGGGTTATAAAGAACATCACAATTTGCAGCTAATGTTCTTCTTGTCTCTTGTGTTCCGTTAAATGGATAAACACAATGTCTCATGTCATATGGAAATACATAAAAGTCTCTAACATTCATAGGTGGTTGATAATCTATTTTTGCAAACTGACCACTAGAGGATCCTAAAATTTGTAATTTTCCATTTTGTGGAGCATGTTCTGCAGAATATTCAACACCATAAGTGCTAGGTACTTTTAATATCATCACCGAAGATAGACCTGTAAAAATAGTGCCAGTATGCACGTGACAAGGATTATATTCATGGGCTTTCATTTCATTTACCCAAATTGAATTTAATTTTAATTTATATTCTCTAATTTTATTAAAAGTTAAATAGTGTTTAAATACTTCTAAAAACCAAGCTGTTACATTCATGGGTAATCTATTATGACGTTGTACTTTAGATTCATCATCACCATCATAAAATAGTGAATGTTCATTAGCTATTTTACCAACCAATTGTTTATTGGCTTTATGTAAAGTATTAAAATTTTGTTCGTATATTTGATTGATTGCAGTGAACACATCTAATGGCGTTTCGTATTTCAGAACTGATTGTCCTAAAAAGATAAAATCGAATTTCATAAACTTATGAGTTGGGTTTACCGTATGTTGGTAGTTCCTCCGTTTTGGTATGTCCCAATTCTCCTGTTTGAATAATTCGCTCTAATGATTGTAATTGTCCAACAATGTTAAATACTTCTGTTTCTGATGTTCCTGGAGTAATAGTCTTTGCTTTGTTTTGATACATCTTATGATAAGAATTCAATTGATGTTGGTTAACATCTTTATTATTAAATGATCCATCATCAAATTCTCCCTTAAGTTTAGACCACATTTTAATTTCTCTAATTCTATTTTTAGCAACTTGTTCCATAGAAGCTTTTGAGAATATTTTCTCATCTAAATCTATTTTAAAACATTCTAATTTATAATCATCAGTTTCTGTTTCTAATTTCTTTTCTAACCATTTAATTTTTGCTTCATTACGTCTATAATCAAATGATAACACCATTAAATTATCAAGGTAACTAGATTGTTCTCTAACACATTGCCAATATTTTGAAGCTTTAGTTGGATAACGATTGTCTTGTAATACTGAAAATCTTGCTTCTGTTTCTGTTCTGAATATTTGTTTTTTAGTCCATGTGTCTCGAAGTTCATCGACCATGGATTTGAACGAATTCAAATCATCTTTCTCTAAAAGATTATTTAAACTAGTTTCTTCCTTTTGTATTAACTCTTTTATATCTCTCTTCTCTGTCATGAAACTTTCTTATATACTTTTTTAACTATTTGTAAAGAGTTAAGAAACTGTGATATTTACTGTTTGTACAGCGGGGCCTGACCATTCTTCTGTGGCTGATCCACTAGGTGATCCACCAGCAGCTAATGCTGCAGCACTACTTCCTATTGCCGCTAAACTTCCTCTTGCTATATTTAAATCGTTCACTTCTGTCCAAGCTGTTCCATTCCAAGATTCAGTATTTGCAAAAAGTGTAGGCGGATTAGTTCCTCCTACACACAAAGCTAAAGTTTGTGATCCTACTCTATTACCCATAAGTCCTCTTCTAGCTGTATTTACACTATTAACTATTGTCCAACTTGTTCCATTCCAACTTTCAGTTTGAGCTGTAGGTCCTCCAGGACCACTACCACTAAAATTTAAAGCTGCAGTATTTGTTGCACCACAACCTCCGTTTTGTGAAGTAGCATTATTTAAGTCATTTAATTCTGTCCAAGTAGAACCATTCCAAGATTCTGTATCTGCTACAATACCAGGACCTCCTCCAAATTCTAAAGCAGCAGTGTTAGTTCCTGCTCCTCCTGCATATTTATTAGCTATATTTATATCACCTACTTCAGTCCATGAAGTTCCATTCCAAGTTTCTACATTTGTAACTGAAACTGTTGTTTCTCCACCTATAGCCAAAGCTGCCGTGTTTGTTGCTCCTGCAGATGCTGCACCATCTCTAGCTGTGTTTAAATTATTTAATTCAGTCCAAGATGTACCATTGTAAGATTCTGTTTCTCCAACTGCAATTGTTGTAACTCCTCCAAAAACTAAACCAGCAGTTTGTGTTCCTGATCCTGAAAAAGTACTTCTCGCCGTGTTCAGCGGTCCTGCGGTCGCCCAAGAACCTGCAACTAATGCATATCCTTTTAATGTTTGTGAAGTAGAATTGTACCAAATTTGACCTTCCACAGGATTTGTGGGATCAGATGAAAGCACCTCGACATTCGTTCCGTATATTTCTTTGTATGTAGTCATATTAAGTTGCTGTTACTGTTTTACTAGATAAAAATGGGTTGTCAAATTCTTCGGTGGCGCCTGTATATGTTGGTGTTGATCCACCAAAACCTAATGCTGTTGTTTGAGTACCTGCTCCTGTTAAACTACTTCTAGCTGTATTTAATTCATCCGTTTGTGACCAACTTGTTCCATTCCAAGATTCTGTATTTGCAAGTAAAACTGTTGTTTGGCCCCCAAAACCTAATGCTGCTGTATTTGTAGCACCACATCCTGCTAAATCACTTCTTGCAGTGTTTAAATCATTAACTTCAGTCCAACTACTACCATTCCAAGTTTCTGTATTTCCAACTACAACTGTAGTAACTCCTCCAAATCCCAATGCCGCTGTGTTTGTTCCACAACCTGCTAATGCACGTCTTGCAGTGTTTAAATCACCTAACTCTGTCCAAGTTGATCCATTCCAAGACTCATTATTTGAAATGTTAACAACTGGAGGAAAAGTAAGAAGTCCACCAAAAGTTAAAGCCGCTGTATTTGTTCCGCACCCTGCTCCTGCTCCCCTTGCAGTATTTAAATCTCCAACTTCTGTCCAACTTGTTCCATTCCAAGTTTCATTGTTTCCAACTGCAGTTGCAGTAGGTGAAGCAAATCCACCAATTGATAAACCTGCTGTGTTAGTTCCTGCTCCTGTTATAAAACGTCTTGCTGTATTTAAATTGTTTACTTCTGTCCAACTTGTTCCATTATAAGATTCGGTATCTCCTGTTACTGAACCTGGCTGCAATTCTCCTCCAAATGCTAAAGCTGCTATATTACTACTTCCAGCTCCTCCTGGAGCTTGTCTTGCTGTATTTAAATTTCCGCCAGTCGCCCATGCTCCACGAGTTACCACGTCCCATTCTTCGGTGGCACTTATTGTTGGAGGACCTCCACCAAAAGCTAAAGCAGCTGTGTTTGAACCTGCACCACCACGAAGAATTGCTGGTGTATTTGTCATATTTCCAGAAGCCCAAGAAGTTCCATTCCAAGATTCAGTCACACTTGAAGAACCAGCAAATGATAAAGCCGCTGTGTTAGTTCCTGCTCCATTATTATAATAATTTCCTGTATTTAAAGAAGCTATAGTTGTCCAACTAGTACCATTCCATTTTTCAACAGCTGTTGGTCCACCAAAACCACCAAACGCTAAAGCTGCATAATTAGCGGCACCAGCACTTCCAAATATATATCTTGCAGTATTCATAGAATTAACAGTTGCCCAACTCGTTCCATTCCAAATTTCTGTTGCTGCAGTTGCAACTGTTGTAAATCCACCAAAAGCTAAAGCTGCTGTTTGAGTTCCAGCACCAGTAGTTCCTCTTGCCGTATTTAAAGTTGCAGGATTTGTTGTCCAACTACTACCATTCCAAGATTCTGTAGCTGAATTAGGCGTAAAACCAGGTTGTGTTTGTCCACCAAACATTAAAGCAGCAGTTTGAATTCCTGCTTGCCCTGCACTAGCTCTTACAGTGTTTACACCAGTTGGATTTGATGTCCAACTTGTTCCGTTATATAATTCTGTTGCTGTTAATACAGTTGTGGGAGGATTTCTTCCAGATGTAGCTAAAGCAGCAGTTTGAGTTCCTACTCCAGTAGCAAAATCAAATCTTGCTGTGTTCAATGGACTACCAGTAGACCAAGCACCCGATGCGTTAGAAGATCTAACTTTAAGTGCAGAGGAGGTGCTATTGTACCATACCTGTCCTACGTATGGATTTGTAGGGTCAGATGAAAAATTCTGTACCTTGCCTCCTTTAGCTCCTGTGTATGCAACCATTTAAAAAATTACTCCTCCAGTGTTATTAACACAGGTCTGTCGCCAATTCTATCTACTTTTTGTTCAGCTGATTCGTTTGCTACGTTATCAGCGTCCCAAGTGGCTTGAGCTTGTGTTATGACACCATCGACAATTGCTTGCGCTTCTGCTCTGGTCTTTGGAGTTCCTAAAACCTTTTGTATCCATAGGTTTGCGTGCTTATTGTACGCGGGAACTTGCCAAACATCACCAGGTAGACCTTTAAACGTGATTCGAGATGATTCATTGTGATCAATGAACCCCTTTCCCCAGTTTTCAGCTACGCAGTATTGGTATGTTTTTGTCATGTTTCCTCCTTGTTAAACGGTTGTTGTTATAATTTCTGTTGCAGTAAAAGGTGCGTTCCATTCTTCGGTTGCGCCTGTTTGAGGTGGAGTAATTCCACCAAAAGCTAAAGCTACTGTGTTCGTGCCAGCTCCACCTAAACCTTGTCTACTTATATTTAAACTATTAACAGCTGCCCAAGCTGTTCCATTCCAAGATTCTACCGCAGCTGGAGCCCCACCAAACGCTAAAGCTGCTGTTTGTGTACCTGCCCCTGCTTTTTCATTTGAGGATGTATTTAATGGATTAACGATTGTCCAATTTGTTCCATTAAAAGATTCGGTCGCAGTTCCTCCACCAACACCACCAAAAATTAATCCAGCAGTTTGTATACCTGCTGCTGCCAGACCATATCTAGTAGTATTAACATTATTAACTTCTGCCCAACTTGTACCATTCCAAGATTCTACATTTCCAGTTGGGGCATTTGTATATCCTGAAGCTGCTATTGCTGCAGTATTTGTACCAAATCCACCTGTATCATATCTTGCCGTATTCATATTATTTACTTCTGTCCAGCTAGTTCCATTCCATGATTCTGTATCTCCTACTTGAGGAATTCCAGGAATTGCTGCTCCACCAAAACATAAAGCTGCGGTATTAGTTGCTCCACAACCAGTAATAAATCCTCTTGAAGTGTTTAAACTTGCTGGTAAAGTTGTCCAAGCTGTTCCATTATAAGATTCTGTAACAAGTGTTATAGTGGTAGGAGGAGTTGTAAGACCAGCAAATGCTAATGCCGCTGTTTGAGTGCCTGCTGCTGCCAGACCATATCTAGTAGTATTCATCGTTCCACCCGTCGCCCACGCACCCGTAGGAATTACATCTTTATATTTAAATTGACCTGCAGTGCTATTATACCAAACTTGACCTGTGTCAGGAGATGGAGGATCAGAGGAAAAGTTTTGTACTGCTGTTCCTAGGATTTCTTTATATGTAGCCATGATTATTTATTCTGTAATAACCAGCCTTGTGTTACATCTACATATACAAGGGTGAAACCTGCTCTTTCAACTGCTACTGTTAAATCTGTTGCGTCTCCTTGAATGTTGTGTCCGTTACGACCAACAGTTAAATTGTTAGTGTCAAATGTTCCTGAATAATCTATGAAAGAAATAAAATCTCCAATTGTTGCTGATGCTGGTAATGTTGTAGTGATTGCAGCTGCTGATGTATTTACAAAGTATCCTGCTTTTGCAACTACAGTAAGATTTGATGTTACTACTGCTTGCCATGCTGCGCCACCCGATACCGTTGCAAAGGATAATACACCTGAACCATTTGTTGTTATAACTTGATTAGATGTTCCATCTGTTGCAGGTAAAGTGAATAAACTAATAGTTTTTAATAAAGCATTTACATTTACTACGTTTGTACCATCTGCATAAACTAATATTGCACCTTTATTAGTTGTTGAAAAAGTAACTCCTGTTCCTGATACTGTTTTAAATTCAACTGTAAAAGCACCTGTTGTGCCATTAAATATATTGTATGTTTTTTCAATTCCATCTGGAATTGTTACAATTTGGTTTCCTGTAATTACACCTGTTAATTTTATAACAGCATTTTTTCCATTAGAAATTACTCCATTAGAAAAAACTAATGCAGTAGTTTGAACACCACCTGCAATGCTTACTTCTTGATAACCACCAATTGCTTGTTGTAAAATATTTAAATTTGTATTTGTGATATCACCCCATGTACCAGCGTTTTCGCCAGTAACCATTAATTCTAGTTTGAGGTCTGTAGAATAACTTGATGCCATATTAATTCC